GCAACGTTGACGGCAACGTGATCGGCTGCGTCAATTTTGTGTTGCCAGTTGTTGCCGGTGATTACTTGGAGTTGATCTGGGCAACATCAAACGTTGCTGCCTACATTCACGCTGAGGCAGCAGCCACTAGTCCCTACGCTCATCCGAGCATTCCCGGCGTGATCTGCACCGTTGTCCAAGTCGCTTCCGCCTGACCATGGCTGACACCCGCCGAGAATTGATCCTTGCTCGCATCAAAAGCAATCTGGACAGCATCACCGGTGCAACCGTTTACCGCAGCCGCGTCGAGCCTTTGGCACGCGGAGAGGTGCCTGCTGTCATCGTCGAACCTGTCAGCGATCAACCCAGCGAAGTATTCAGCAGCAAGCTTCAATGGCAACTGCGTGTTCGCGTGACGGTACTGGTACGAGCCGCTGTGCCTGATGACGATTCAGATACTTACACGCAACAGGTACATCAAAAAATTATGGCGGATCCAACCTGCAATGGTTACGCCCTTGACATTGATCCTGATCGTGTCGATTTCAGTCTTTATGAGGCTGATGTTCCGCTTGGTATCATTAGCATGGACTACATGGTCATGTATCGCTCTAGTCGAACTGACCTAACAGTGGCAGGTTAATTTGATGACCAAATCGAACACGCCGAAGCCTGTGCCGAATCCCGGTGTCGGAGGTACTTATCTCTTTGACGTTGAGACAGGCAAGCTTACACTGTTGACAGAAACTGATCTCTCTGGAGACCACTCCGATGGCGAAGCTTTACCGGAAGCGGACCGTCCTTGTAAAGGCTGAAGCAACCTACGGCACGGATTCGACTCCTGCTGGTAGCGACGCCGTTCAAGTCCGCAATCTTGAAATTACCCCGGTTGAATCCGAGGTTCTTTCTCGTGACCTTGTCCGCCCTTATCTGGGCAACTCCCCCCAGTTGATTGCCAACACCCGTGTGGTGGTGACTTTCGAGGTGGAGTATGCAGGTTCTGGCACTGCCGGCACTGCTCCTCGTTATGGCACACTGCTCAAGGCATGCGGCTTCAGCGAGACCGTGGTGACCAGCACCAGCGTGACCTACGCACCGGTTTCGTCTTCGTTCTCCTCCGTCACCATCTACTTCTCGATGGATGGTGTTCGCCACAAGGTGACTGGCGCACGCGGCACCTTCTCGTTGAACCTGACCGCGAACCAAATTCCTGTCATCAACTTCACGATGACCGGTCAGTACGTGGCTCCGACTGACACTGCAGATCCGACCCCGACCTACACCAACCAGGCGGCTCCTCAGATCTTCAACGACACCAACACCACTGCCTTCACTCTGTACGCTTCCAACGCCATCCCGCTGCAAAGCTGTCAGTTGGACGTGGGCAACGAGGTGGTGTACCGCGAACTGGTGAACTCCTCCAAGGAAGTCAGCATCGTGAACCGCGCCGGTAACGGCAGCCTGACCATTGAGATGGTGAGCCTTGCAACCAAGGACTTCTTCGCCGACGCTGTGGCTGGCACCACCGGTGCATTCAGCATCACGCACGGCACCACGGGTGGAAACATCATTGCCCTTGCTACCGCTTCTGGTGGTGTAAGCCTTGGTGGTCCAACCTACTCAGAGGACAACAGCGTTGTTATGCTGAACCTGCCGTATACTCTCGTACCCACCTCCTCGGGTAACGACGAGTTCTCTCTGGTGTACACCTAAACCGCATGGCATTCGTTCTTAAGAAGACTGCGTCGTACAAATGGCCGGTCACGGTGGAAACACCTATTGACGGCGGTAAGTTTGAAAAACAAACATTCGATGCAGTCTTCAAGCGGATGAGCCGTTCCGCCTTTATGGATCTGCTTGACAAGGGTGAAGAGGCTCTTGTCGAACAGATCCTTGAAGGTTGGGACGGTGTTTTGGATGATGATGGCAAGGAGATTGCCTTCACTCAAAAGAACAAGAAAGAGATGCTTGATGATCCGTATGTGATCCGAGCATTGATCACGGCTTACGCTGACAGCGTTGCTGGAGTCCTGGCAAAAAACTAGAAGAGGCCGCCCGTTACTGGTGCGGCGAAGCAAAAGCCGGTGAGGACGAAAGCGAAGATGACCTCAAGGCTTTGGGTTTGATGCCTGAGGCCATTGCTGATTTGCAATCACGAGACAATACAAATCAGTTCGAGGTTTGGGAAGAAAACTGGGAGATTATTGAAATGTTCATGCGCATGCAAACCCAGTGGGTTGTTGGGATGTCAGGCGCTGTTGGCTTGAACTACCCGAGTCTGGAATGGCTCTGTAAGCTGTATGCAGTGACGGATCCCATCAAGATTTTTGAAGGGATTCGGATCATGGAAGCTACAGCCTTGAAATGCTTTCAGGAACAACGGAGTAAGTAATGGCCGAGCAGTCCACGGTTGTCCGCGTAAGAGCCGAGGTTCAAAACCTTGAAGGGTTGAATCGGCTGCGTACAGCGGTTCGTGGTGTTGCTTCTGAGGCCAAGGCTGGCAGCAATGATTTCAACCGTCTGCTGGATTCGATCCGCAGTTTGGATGCCGCTGCTGTTCGTTCGATCAGTGGTCTGCAGCGTCAGCGTGATGCATTTGATGCGATCCGCCGTTCAGCAAATCTTGGCAGTGATGCGTTCAAGCAGGCTACGGCTGAGATCGCCAAGCTTGATCAGAAACTTGCTCAGGTAGAAGGCAAACAGGCAGGTCGTGGTCGTGGCGCACGTCTGGCTCAAACGCTTGGCGCCGTGGCCTCTGGTGGTGTTTTCGGCGGTCCTGAAGGTGCAATTGGTGGTGCCATTGGTGGCATTGCTGGTGGCGTGCCGGGTGCGCTTGCAGGTGCTGCTATTGGTGCGCAAGTTGCAGGTTTACGGCAACAATTTGCGGCAGTTGCGGAAAACGTCGCCCAGATCAATAAGTACCGGATTGCACTTGCTGGTGTCAGCAAAGATCAGGCTGATTACACAAAAAGCATTGCTGATGTCACGCAATTCAGCAAGCAGTATTTGCTGCCACTAAAAGATACAACTGAACAGTACACGCAACTGAAGGCGTCTGTTGTTGGTGCTGGTCTTGGCACGAGAGAAACGACGCAGGTGTTTCGTGGCATCGCTGCTGCTGTTGTTGCAACGGGTGGTAATGCTGAAAAGCTGAATGCAGCATTGCGAGCAACTGCTCAGGTGTTTAGCAAGGGCAAGGTTTCTGCTGAAGAACTTCGCCAGCAAATTGGTGAACGTTTGCCTGGTGCGTTCACAATTTTTGCGCAGGCAATTGACAAAACGCCTCAGCAATTGGATAAGGCGCTGGAAGATGGCAAGGTAACTCTTGCTGATTTCTTGAAATTTACCGATGAACTGTACGAACGGTACGGAAAGACGGCATCCATTCTTGCTGATGCGCCAGAAAATGCAGGCGCGAGATTAAAGGTCTCGCTTGATTTTGCAACTATTGCTTACGGCGGATTTTTCCAAGTTGTTGGCGCTGGTTTCCAAAATTACCTGCGCGGGCTTGTTGAGTTTGCCCTAAAGAACGAGGACACAATCAAGCGTGTACTTACGGTGTTGGCAATTGGCTTCAATGAAATTGGCAAGCTTGTTGGTGGTTTTGCCAAATTCATTGTTGGTGTATTCAATGCCGCATTCACTGCGATTCTCGGCAACCTCAATACAGTCCTTGGACGTATAGAAGATGCGATCAACAGGGCAAAAGCAGTACAAAGTCTGAGTCCCCAGCGTGTTTCTCAGTTCCAAGAACAAGCACGTCGTGAAACTGATCGACGCTTTGGCGGTCCTGGTGGCCTGTTCACGTTTATTCGCGCTGGTGAAGCTGAAAAGTTTTACACCCAACGATTCAATCAATTGATTGATGGCGCGACAAAAGCTGCCAAGTCAACTGGTTACACGGACAAAGTTCAAGACCTGTTGTTCCCTGAGTTCACACCTTCTGCTTTTGGTTCTGCCGTGGGTCAACCAATGGCTCCTGGCGATGCTGAAGGTGGCGCTGAAGGTGGCAAAGCGAAAAAAGCCAAAAAAATCGTTGATCTTACCAAAGAAGAACTTGATTTACTCAAGGAAATCAATCGCCTTGAGGGTGCTGGCCTAGACATTCAGGCGGCCTATCAACGCTTTCGTCTTGACGAACTACAAGTTTCACTTGAACTGCAAAGGAACAATATTGGCAACAACAAGGCAATTGCCGAAAGCCTGAGTAATCAGCAGAAATTAGCCAAAGCTGTAGAAGCAGCTTTCCAGGGTTACGGCAATGAATTGATTAAGGCGCTAGAGGTGCAAAAAGAGATTGATAAAGTTTTGCAAGATGCAGAGATTAAGTCGGGCAAGATTACGCAGGAAGAAGCCAAGCGGCTCTTGATTGATCGTCAAATCAGTGAATTTAAAACAAGATTCCCCTTGGCAACAGAAGACGAGATCAAGAGATTGCGAACTGCGCTTGAGCAGGGAGACAAAGTAAAAACATTTGCCGAAAATTTCAAGACAGCATTTAAATCTGTTTCTGATGCCGCCCTTGATCTTGGTAATAGCCTTGGCAGCACCCTTGGCAATGCATTTGCAGGTCTTGGTGATCAACTTGCTGAGTTTGTGACCACTGGAAAAGCAAGCTTTGCAGACTTCACCCGATCTGTCCTTGCTGATCTAGCCAAGATCTTTGCTCGTGCAGCAATCTTTGCTGGCCTCAAGGCAATCTTCCAAGACAGTGGGATCGGCAACTTCCTTGGTTTTGCCATGGGCGGTGTGATGACTGAAAACGGTCCAATGCCGCTCAAGCGTTACGCCTCAGGTGGTATCGCCAACTCACCGCAGATCGCCATGTTCGGCGAGGGAAGCCGCCCTGAAGCCTATGTGCCGCTGCCTGATGGCCGATCCATACCTGTGACCATGAGCGGTCAGGGTGGTGGCGTGAACGTGGTCGTGAACGTGGATGCAAAGGGCAGTGACGTGCAGGGCAACGGCTCGCAAGCCAATGCATTGGGCGTGGCTGTGTCATCCGCTGTCAAGGCTGAGATAATCAGACAACAACGTCCTGGTGGATTGTTGGCTGGTACGCGCTGATGGCAACCTTCACCTACACGCCTGACTTTGACGCCAGCGAGGAGCAGCGGCCTGTTGTTCGCCGTGTGCAGTTTGGTGATGGCTATGAACAGCGCTTGGCTTATGGGTTGAACACGCAGCCCGTGACGTGGCGCCTGACGTTCAGAAATCGCACTGACACCGAACGCGACAACATCAATAGCTTCCTTGAGGCGCGTGGCGCTACGGAGTCATTTGATTGGACTCCACCGTATGGTTCTGCTGCTAAGTGGGTTTGCGATGAATGGTCGACGACGATGGTGGCAGCAAACATCAACACCGTTCAGGCCACGTTCCGGCAAGTATTTGAACCCTAATGGCGTATTCAGCTTGGGCAAGTGCAACCGCCTACGCCGTTGGCGACATCGTTCGCGCCAGCACTCTGCAGGCGTCTGGCCTTGTCTTTCAATGCACCACAGCCGGCACTAGCGCGGCCTCACAGCCCGATTGGCCAACTGATATTGGCAGCACGGTCGTTGACAACACGGTCACCTGGACGGCCATCAGCGGCGTTTACGAAGAACTTTCAACGCTCGCTCCAAGTGCCATCATCGAACTGTTTGAACTGACGCTTGATACGACCCTGCACGGGAGTAGTGACACCTATCGCTGGCACAACGGTTGCAATGCCAACGTGAGTGGAAACATCACTTGGAACGGCAATACCTACACGCGTCTGCCGATTCAAGCGGAAGGTTTTGATTACACGAACACTGGCACGTTGCCTCGTCCCAGCCTGACGGTGGCAAACCTTGATGGCACGGTGTCAACGCTGTTGCTGCTGGTGAATGCCACCACGCCCGGCAATGACCTTGGCGGTGCAACTGTCAAGCGGATTCGAACGCTGAAGAAGTATTTGGACGGCGAGGCCGCTGCTGATCCTCATGCCAAGTTCCCAGATGAAATTTGGTACATCGACCGCAAGTCTGGTGAATCACGTAACTCTGTCAGTTTTGAACTGGCCAGCAAGTTTGACCTTGCCGGTGTGATGCTGCCTAAGCGACAGGTGATCGCCAATATCTGTCAGTGGCGTTATCGCAGCACTGAATGTGGCTACACCGGTAGCAATTACTGGAATGTCAATGATCAAACTGTTGCCACGCTGGCGCAAGATCGATGTGGCAAGCGATTGAGTTCATGTAAGTTGCGTTTTGGTGAGAACGCAGAACTACCGTTTGGATCGTTCCCTGGAGCAGGATTGTCATGACTAAGCTTTCATCCAGCCTTCAAGAAGCTGCGCTGCAGCACGCACAAAAGGTCTTTCCGCAAGAATCCTGCGGTTTGGTCGCCGTGGTCAAAGGCCGCAAGCGGTATTTCCCCTGCCGCAACATGGCCGAAACGCCAGACGAGCACTTTGTGCTGGATCCGGCTGACTACGTTGCCGCTGAAGAACAGGGCGAAATCGTGGCCGTGGTACATAGCCATCCGAAGACCAACCACGCCCCATCCCAAGCCGACCGCGTTGCTTGCGAAAAATCTGGCCTGCCCTGGCATATCGTCAACCCCCAGACCGAACAGTGGGGCTATTGCGAACCCGAAGGCTTTCAACTGCCTTACGTGGGACGTGAGTTTGTTTTTGGGATTGTGGACTGCTACAGCCTGTGCCGTGACTGGTATAACCGCGAATTTGGCCTGAACCTGCGGGACTACGACCGCCGCGACCAGTTCTGGCTTAAGGGTGAGAATTTATACCTAGACAACTTTGCTAAGGAGGGTTTTCATCCCATTCCGCTTGAAGAACTGCAGTACGGCGATGCGATCCTGATGCAACTTGAATCACCGCTCCCAAATCACGCCGCGATTTATTTGGGTGATCAGTTGATACTTCATCATCTTCAAGGCCGTCTCAGTAGCAGGGACATCTATGGCGGGTATTATTTGAAAAGCACCGCCCGCTGCCTTCGGCATGAAAGTCGTTAAGGTCTACGGCGCACTCCGCAAGAAGCTGGGTCAATGCCGTTTTGAATTTGACGTAGAAACGCCTGCGCAGGCAATCAAAGCTTTGTGCGTCAATTTCCGTGGTCTTGAGAAGTGGTTGCTTGATAGCGAACAGGATGGCGTCAGTTATCGCGTCACAATTGGCAAGGAAAAAATCACTCAAGAGTCAACAAGCCACCTGGTTCTTCCTTGGAGCGAGAAGGAAGTTTTCAGCATCACGCCTGTGATTGTCGGTGCTGGTGGTGGCACCGGTCAGATCTTGGCTGGCGTGGGATTGGTTGCTTTGGCGATTCTTGCCGCTCCCGTTGGCGGCGGTTTTCTTGGTCTTGGTGCCGGTGCTTTCGGCAGTTCTGGCACGGCAGCCGTTGGCGGAATTGTGGGATTAGGAGGGAGTTTAGGAACAGCGGCGAGTGGTTTTGTTTTAGGTTCAGCAGCATCGATTGCTATCGGAAGCATTGGTGCCGCGTTGTTGGTTGGTGGCATTGCCCAAGCCATTTCTCCATCACCCGTTCAATCCACGAGTGTTCTTGAACGAGGTCGCGAGGCTGCAAAACTTGAATCGTTCACTTTTTCCGGCATCGTCAATACTGCAAAACAAGGCTTGCCCGTCCCGATTGTTTATGGTCGCGCCTACGTTGGATCAGCCGTTCTTTCCAGCGGTCTTGACGTGGATCAACTGAAATGACACGGATTGTTGGCGCTGGTGGTGGCGGTGGTGGCGGTTGTTTTCTTGGCCATACCCTCGTCAGTGTTCCCGGTGGTCAACGCCGCATTGATGAACTGCAGGCTGGCGACAGTGTTCTTAGTTTTGACCACAACGGTGAACTGCATGAAGCAAAAATCCTCAAGGTTCACGAGCATGAAGGTGAACGCGTAATTCGCTACACGCTCTGGGGCGGGCAATGCATTGATGCAACCCCAAACCATTGGGTTCTCAACCAATTCAATGCATTTGTTGAAATTGACACACTCGGCTCCGATGATTGTCTTGTTGATGTCAACAATCACCTTCGCCCCATTGTTGGCAAAACTGAATTCTGCACTGGCACGGTTTATAACCTGACAGTCGAAGGCCATCACACCTTCATCGCCAATGGTGTTCGCGTTCACAACGCCGGCCTTGGCCTCGGCATTGCTGGAGCTGGCGGTGGCGGCGGTGGAGGTGGCAAGGGTGGTGGCGGCGGCGGTGGTTCCAGGACACCGATTGAAGCCGATGATTCCTTGCAATCAGTTCAGTTTGGCAGTGTTCTTGATCTGCTAAGTGAAGGCGAAATTGAGGGCATTGAAAATGATGAAAAAGGCATCTTTCTTGATGACACTCCAATTCGTGATTCATCAAATAATCCGAATTTTGAAGGCTACACAGTTGTCACGCGTAACGGTACACAAGCGCA